TGGAACCGGGCTTGTTCTGCACCACAACATGGCAGCTGTCGATGACCTGGTTTCTGAAGCAGATTCCTGCACCGATGGCGTTGGCGCGATTTCCGATGCTACGCACTATTCCGTCCGCGATGGCCGCTACCGCGCTGGCAAGCTTGCTTCCGTGTGGACTGATGCCGACAACCACATGACGAAGGCTGTCGACGGCATGTTCGGCTTCGGGCATGCGCCTGTTGGCGCAGTGCGTGCATCGTTCTGGGGTAAGGACCAGACCGGCAGCAATTACGCGACCATCGCTTACGATAGCGCTGGCAATCCTATTTGGGTCTGCAGGAACGACCGGCAGCTGTTCGCATCGACAGCGCTTGCCACTGGTACTGGCCAGATGCTGGCACTGGGGGCTGGCGGACAGGTCTTCCAAATCACCAAGCCGATAATCACGGGTTCGCGAGGCAGCAATGCCGCAGTGACCAGCCTGATTTCCCAGCTGGCTGCTGCTGGCATCCTTACCGACAGCACGACGGCCTAACCCTGGAAAATAATTTCAACGGACACTGATTCCAATGGCTCAATTCAAAACCATCCATACCACCTACGGCCTTGGGCGAATGGCGTCTGCCGAAGCGACCGGCACGCCGATTAACCTGGTGGCCGTCGCTGTCGGCGATGGCAACGGCAATCCGACGACCCCGGACCCTGCGCAAACGCAACTGGTGCGCGAAGTGTACCGCCACGCGCCGAACCGCGTCTATCAAGACCCGACAAACCCGCTGCTGTTCACCGTGGAAATGCTGATTCCGTACAGCGTCGGCGGGTTCACCATTCGCGAAATTGGCGTGTTCGATGACAACGGCAGTCTGTTTGCTGTGGCGAACGTTCCGAATGTCTATAAGCCGCAGGGCGATGGCAGTGAAGGTTCGTATGGGGATACGGCAATTCGCATGCAGTTCCTGGTGTCGAACGCCAGCGTTGTGACTCTGCAGGTTGATCCCGCTGTAGCGTATGCCACGCAGCAGTGGGTGCTTAATGCAATCACGCTCCCTTACTTGCTGCCAGGCGGAACCACTGGCCAACTTCTGGCGAAGGCTTCAAACGCTAACGGAGACGTGCACTGGATCGACCCTACTTCGGCGTCTATCGTTGTCTCTGTACTGGAAGAAACGCAGACGCTGGCAGCCAGCCAAACCGCTGTAACGCTTTCGGTTTGCACGAACATCGGCCTGGCGGTGTACATCGAAGGCATCCGCCTGCGGCCAGACCAGTGGACGCCGAATGCTACGGACCACACGAAACTGACCCTGGCCACATCCTACCCGGATGGCACTAAGGTCGATTTCGTCCAGAACGAACCTGCGGCATTCGTTCCGATGCCGCTGTTGCAGTCGAATAACCTTTCCGATGTGGCCAACCCGTCCGCTGCGCGCACTAACATCGGCGTTGACAGTAAGGTGAACACAGACACCCACGCGCCACCATCGGAAATCGCTTACTTCGCGCGCAACACGGCACCATCCGGCTGGATGAAGGCGAACGGCGCAGCTGTCAGCCGCACGGCATATGCGGCGCTGTTCGCAGCCATCGGAACAACATTCGGCGCTGGCGACGGCTTCAATACGTTCAACCTGCCTGACTTGCGCGGTGAATTCATTCGCGGATGGGATGATGGGCGCGGCGTTGATGCCGGGCGCGCGCTTGGCAGCGCACAGGGCGATGCAATCCGCAACATTACCGGCACCATGGGCATGGCTGCTAGCGGGTTCTTCGATGGCGGTAACGGCGCGTTTGCACTGGCCACGACGACAAACGGCCAGTCCGCCCCTGGAACATCGAACGGGATGACCGACGATTTCACTTTCGACGCGAGCCGCGTTGTTCCGACCGCAAACGAAAACCGCCCGCGCAACATCGCGCTGCTGGCGTGCATCAAGTTCTAAGGCGTTTAAACGATGAATACGAAAACAGCTTATCAATTCGACCGTTCCGGCCTGCTGCTGGGGACAACCGAAGCCGACGAAAGCCCACTTGAGCCTGGCGTTTGGCTTGTCCCTGCTGGCTGCACGCTTGTGCCGCCGATGCAGAATGTACCTGAAGGCAAAGTGCCGCATTGGAACGGCACGGCCTGGGCGCTGGTGACGAAACCCCAGCCAGCAAACGACAACAACCCTGTTGCGAAGCTGCAGGCGTTCCTGGTGGCAAATCCTGACGTTGCCGCCGTCCTCAAACAAGGGAGTGTATGAGCCGCGTACTCGATTTTTGGGCCGGTATGACCGGTACCGTTCTGGACTTCGCAGGGAATGCCGCGCCGACCGGCTGGCTGATGTGCTACGGCCAGTCTCTGCTGCGAACCGATTACCCGAACCTATTTGTCGCAATCGGCACGACTTACGGCGCTGCCGATGGCACGCACTTCACCCTGCCAGATTGCCGTGGCCGCGCCGTTGCTGGTAAGGACGACATGGGCGGCACGGCTGCCAGCCGACTGACCAGTGCGGGTAGTGGCATCACAGGAACAACGCTCGGCGCAGCTGGTGGAGCGCAGACGCATACGCTGGACACAACGCAAATCCCAGCGCACGCACACGGACAAACAGCAATTCCAAGCGGGTCAGCCGGATCAAGCGGAAGTCCTGTCATGAGCAATTCTTCTAGCGGTTCCAGCGCTTCTGGATCAACAAGCAATGCTGGCGGCGGGCTGGCGCACAACAACACGCAGCCGACCATCGTCCTGAACAAAATTATCAAGATTTGACCGACAGTATCCGTTCGCCTTTGCCGCCGCAGTCCTGGGCGGCTTTTTTATTGGAAAACCCACCAGAGGAACCAGCGGCGTTTCACCTTCAAACTGCGGGCTGAGAATTCCGAATTTTTTACCAGGACAACCCCACTTATGAGCGAAACTTTCCTGCACGGCGTCGAAGTCGTGAACATCGACGACGGGACGCGCCCGGTTAGCACGGTTCGTTCCAGCGTTATCGGCATTGTCGGCACCGCGCCAGACGCTGACGCAACCGCATTCCCGCTGAATACTCCTGTCCTGGTTGCCAATTCGCGCACCCTGGCAGCCAAGCTGGACACGACCGGCGCGGGCCTGGGCACCCTGCCCGCCGCCATGGATTCGATTTTTGACCAGGCTGGCGCTGTGGTCGTTGTGGTCCGCGTCGAGAAAGAATTGACCGACCCCGAAACCCTGGCGAACGTCATCGGCGGCGTGGACAGCAACACTGGCCAATACCTTGGCCTGCAGGCGCTGCTGGCTGCGAAGGCCATCACCGGCCAGCAGCCGCGCATTCTGATCGCGCCAGGCTTCACGCATCAGCGCGTGACTGGCGGCGTTATCGCGCTGGCTGGCGCGGCTGGCACCGGCTACACCGATGGCGTCTACACCATCAACGCGACTGGCGGCACTGGCGGCAGCGGCGCACAAGCGCGCATCACCATCAGCGGCGGCGCGATCACCAAGCGCGAAGTCACGCACAGCGGCAGCGGCTACACCGAAGCGCCGACGTTCACGCTGACCGGCGCAGGCAGCGGCACTGGCGCAACCATCACCGCGACCATCGGCACCGCTGGCAACGCCGTGGTTGCTGAACTGATCGGCATCGCAGACCGCCTGCGCGCCGTGATTTTCGCAGACGGCCCGAACACCACCGACGCGGCAGCAATCGCCTACGCTGGCGACTTCGGCAGCAAGCGCGTGTATGTGATCGACCCGCAAGTGGTGAAGTCCGAAGACGGCGCGCTGGTCAACCAGTACGCAAGCGCTGGCGCTGCAGGTATCCAGGCCCGCATCGACAACGAACTGGGCTTCTGGTGGAGTCCGTCCAACCAGCTGTTTAACGGCATTGTCGGCACCGCCCGCGCAATCGACTTCGCGCTGGATGATCCGAACTGCCGTGCCAACCTGCTGAACGAAGCGAACGTGGCGACCATCGTGCGCGAAGACGGCTACCGCCTGTGGGGCAACCGCACGCTGTCCGATGATCCGAAATGGCAATTCCTGTGCGTCGTGCGCAGCGCCGACATCATCAACGACAGCATCCTGCGCGCCCACCGCTGGGCTGTGGATCGCGGCATTACGAAAAACTACGTGACGGAAGTCGTGGAGGGCGTGAACGCCTACCTGCGCCACCTGAAGGCAATCGGCGCGATCCTGGGCGGCAAGTGCTGGGCAGACCCTGACCTGAACACTGCTGACCAGATCGCAAACGGCCACGTGTTCTTCGATTTCGATTTCACGCCAGTCTACCCGGCTGAGCACATCACCTTCCGTTCCCACCTGGTGAACGATTACATCAGCGAGGTTTTCTAACATGACCGCACGCGACGTTCGCAAAAATTTCAATCTGTTCGTTGACGGCCAGGGCTACGCTGGCCAGGTGAACAGCGTCACTCCGCCGAAGCTGACGAAGAAGACCGAAGAATTCCGTGGCGGCGGCATGAACGCGCCTATCAAGCTGGGCATGGGCATGGAAGCCATGGACGCGGATTTCTCCATGATCCAGTTCAGCAAGGATGTGCTGTCCCTGTTCGGCCTGGCGGAAGGCCAGTACGTGCCGATCACGCTGCGCGAAAACCTGGAAAGCTACGACGGC